ATGCTCCTTCATATCATCCCACTCTTCGAGTGTTACAATACCTTTAAGAACAAGTTGTGTTTTGAGCAAGTCAACAAACATTTCAGAGAAACGTTTGCGTAAACGTGCTACAAACTTTTGGAATTTAACTTCATCTCGTGTGATTTCAGCAGCACGACCAATGTTAAATGTAGTTTCTGTTTCTAGTCTGGAGTTAGGTACGTTTAATGACTTGTATAATTTCTTCTGGAAATACTTAACGTCTTCTAATTCACCTAAGTTTTGTCCACCAGGTAGTGTGGTAATTTCTGTACCTCTTCCACCTTCTCTTCTAGGTAACCAGAAGTCTTCCAACATGGACATAAACTTCTTGTCATCCTTTATCTCACCAGTGTTAGCATCGTATACAAGTTTGTTTCTGTAACGACCCATTACCTCACGGAGGTATTGCTCTGCTTTATTCTTAGGTAAGTTACCAACGTCAATATAAAATATTCTTCTTTCTGGTGCTCTTGATAATCTGTAGATAACAAGAGAGTCCTCAATCATTCTTAATTGATTGACTGCCTTGATTGCTTTATGTAAATGACTTAGTGTCATGTTCTTATTCAAGTCCATGATACCTGAATGAACATAACAAACAGAGTCTGGAGCAATCTTTAATCCCTGTGTAGGACTTTGATTCTTCAAACCCTTTGGATCATATAAGAAGTATGATGCTGAACGTGATGTCAACATCTCATTCAATCCTAATCCCTGTCTTAAATCCTCTGGTTTCTTCTTCTCATGCTCTGCAACCTTACGGATTTTACGTGGATCTATGTAACGTAATTCTATTAAACCGTCACGTGGTTTCTTCGGGTCTATTACCTTATGGTAAAACAATCTACCGTCAACATACCAACGACGGAAAATTTCATACGACCTGTTTTCAAAATCTAGTAAGCGAAGAATCTCTTGGAATTCATCCCTCATTAATTTTTTAATCTTCTCTCCAACCTTTAAGTTGGATAATTCCAGTTGCACTGGGACATCATCAAAGTTACCACAAATGGTTTCATTGACAATATCATCAACAGCAGCATCACACTCAGGTTGAAGAACCATCTCTCTATAACGAGAGATTAATTGAAATTCATTTCTAACCTGTCCATCAAAATCGATAGAGTAACCATAGTGACCACCACCCGATATGGGTTGCGAGCCATCTAGGTTATCTTTCTGCACGAAAGAAGGCCCCTTAGCGGCCTTCTTCTTGCGGTCTAACGAAAAACCAAAAAGCTGAGACATTATATTTGACTTAATTTAATCCCTACCTTATTTATAGGGTTTCCGATATGGGTTATTTCCTACCTTGCTCAGGAGTCCAGTACTGGACTTGTAGCTCAACAGTGAATTCTTCCACTGCGTCGTTACTTCCGAAGTCTAGGTCAATTGCTGCAACGTTGCTTGGGAAGCAGTTGTAGAATTTATAACCTTTAAGTGTCTTAGGAGCATCCGTGTTTCCACCAACTGCTGAGGTTCCACCAGTGTCTCTGGCAAGTTGCCATACACTCATGTCTGCAAAGTAACCAGTTGAATCGCTTTCGTCTCCTAGTGAGCCAGCAGCAGTAAAGTTTTCGTTTGCTGCTTGGATTGCTTCAACCCATAACTCAAATGCATTTCTTAATACGAAACCAGAATCATTCATTATAGTGATTGTCCATGGTTCGAATGTGCGGTCTCCAGCTATCTTTAGCACTCTTCCTCTGAAGGGTACTTCGATTACACCGATCTGGGACGCGGGTAAATTAGCAGCTCTAACTGTAAAGTTTCCTAAGTTTGAGAGTGCTGAGTCGTTAATAATTCCTGTTGGGAAGTTTAAATCTACTTGAAACAGGTTGGGGCGAGCGAAGTCGGATACAACACTTGCCTTAAAGTCATCAATAGTGCCTCTAATTGCCATCGTTTTTTAAGCTCCGTTTGCTATTATTTAGACTTTCCGCTTTTTTCACACAAAAAAAGAGACCCCGAAGGGTCTCTCTTGATCCATCTCGAACCGTTTTATTTATATTATCCAGCAACCTCAGCGAAAGATACGCCAGTTCTTGTTGCTACGAATGTTAGGGTGATGTAGTTAATCGTGCGAGTTGGTTTCACGAATATCTCTGCGTAGAATTCACCACGGTCAACAGACTCAGGTGGGTTATTCTCATCGTCACACTTCACTAAGAAGTCAGTTACACCACGACGACCTTGGACATCTCTCAAGTATGGCTCAACGATGTTGAGGAAGAGATTTCTTTGTGCTTCATCATTCTGCTCGAAGAGTTGTGTCTTAGCAGCAGTGCTAATAACTCTTTCGATAACAAGGAATAAGCGACGGACGTTGATTCTATCGAATGCACTTGCGAATCCTTGAGCAGTCTTGTCACCGAATAATACGATGCCTTGTCCTGGGAAGGATACAATTGGGTTAATTCTATTTGCATAGAGTGTGTCACGCTGTGTCTTGTTAGGTGAGTATGCAATCTTAATAGCATTTCTCAATCCACCACGAGAGAAACCAGCAGGTGAGAACCATGGTTCTGCTATCTCAGCAGTTTGAAGTACTAGTCCAGCAACGTCACCATTGCAAGGGACGTAACGATAAACATCATTATACTTGTCGTAGATATACTTGTATCCAGAATCAAATACAGCGTAGTTGCTGGAAGATATCTGATTGAAGTAATCAACTATGTTTGTTGTAACAGTAGCAGCATTGGTGATACCAATAACATCTGCTCTTGTTGGTGAGAAGAATGCCATGCAGTCACGACGCTCTTCGATGATGTTTATAATTGATGTTGCCTTAGCAATTGCAGCAGCATCCGTTGCACCAGCAGGTCCAGAAAGGATGAAGTCAATTGTCTGTGATTCAGGGTCATCAACTAAACCATATGCAGTAGCGATGTCAGTGTTAGAAACTGTGTATCCACCTGAAGCAGATGCATAAGTTGCACCACTACCTAAGCGATAGTAGAATGTTGAGTTGGACTTAGAACCAATTGTGATAGCACCACTTGGATAAGCAGTAGTACCAGCAGTTGTGCGAAGTAAGTTGAATCTGCGGTTGATAGCAGATAGTGACCAGTTACCATCTGAAGCAGTTGCGTTTCCTGTGAAAGCAGCAGCCTCGTCAGATCCCCAGTAGATGTATTGTGACTTCTGCTTGATAACTTCTTTGTAGTAGTTAACTTCACCAACAGAAGACTTACCGTCAGATGACTTAGATACACCAACGAATCTCTCTAGGATTGATCCAGGATTACCAGTGATTTCTCCGTCAACGTCAATAACTAAAATATGTAATTCGTCATTCTCTCCACCAACTGAGTTAGCGTAGATAGAAGTAGCAGGTCTTGGAGCAACGTTGATCCACTTAGAACCAGGAAGATACTCACGCTCTGCATACTCATTTCTTACAGATGAAACAGCAGCAGCGTTTGATGCACTATCAGTAAGTGAATCAGCAGCAGCGAAGTCAATGCTATCCTTATTCTTACCGATGTAAAGAAGACGGTTAACACCAGCAGTTGCAATAACAGCAGTGTTTGTGCCTTGAGTTACAGTCTGACCATCAGCGATGATACCAGTAACACCACCAGAAGGAATTGCGATTTCTAAAACTTTGTTTCCAGCATCCCATGCTAGGACATCAACGTCTTCGTTAGAACCACCAATACCAATTGTAGTTGTAGTTCCAGGAACGAATGTACCAACTAGAGTTGTTAGAGTTAGTCGAATTGAATACTTATAAACTTTACCAGCAGCACCAGATGATGCAGAAAGTGCTAAATCTTCAGCGTATCTCCACTCGTTACCTGATCCAGGTGCAGGTATTACAGCAATCTGGTCAGGACCAGCGTCTGTTGCGAAGATACCAACGGAGTTTCCAAGTAAGCCAGGAGTCCTCGATGCATAAGTCCAAGCGTTACTATTGCTGCTCTCGAAAGTAGTCTCGTAGTCTTGTAAATTTTTGATTAATGGTGCAGTGCCTGTATCAACAGCATTCTTTAATGCAGAGTCGTTAATACGGATAGTCTTTAGGACACCACCATATGATAAGAATTGAGCAGCAGTAAACCAGTACTCGTAGTTGTGCTCATTTGGCTCACCGAATGTAGAAACCAAACCACGCTCAGATGCGATTTGTATAATCTCTTCAACTGGTCCTTGAGAGAATGGAGCAGCCAACACCCCGATATTAAAACCAGCTGGAGCAGTTACAGTCGTGAGATCCCTTTCCTGAACTACTACACCTGGAGAAAGCTGATTAGAAACGCCCATTAGTAAAACTCCGTTTGATT